ATGGTTCGTATCATCTAAATTAGTGATCCGAATATATCGTACATCGCCTTCTATGAAAGTCCCAGAAGCATTAGCGGTACTCATAGCCAAAACTTCTATTTCTGAAGTTGGGACTGTTAGAATACGCTTATGGACTTCGTTAATGCTGGCTATGCTTAGGGTATTCTTTGATCCCTGGTCATATCCGTTTAACGAAATTGCCTCTGTTAATGTCACAGTTAATGTTGCTGCTGTTAGTGTTGTTGCCATTATTTGCCTTGTCCTCTGTATTTTTTATAGGATCGTTTTTCGTCCTTGTTCATCCGTTTCTTATGTCTGCCTATTTGAGGCTTGGTTCGTTTGACGTAGGTGTTAACACCCCATTTGGGTTTCTTAGCCATTAGTCACGATCAAGCATATCCCAAGCCGCTGCACCACCGATGGCTGCAGTCGATTTTGGGTATTTTTTCGCTAAACTTTTAGCGGACATAGTTCCTCTATGTACTTTCTTTGAAGCACCTGTAATTGCTTGGCTAGTCTTTACGAAGCCTTTTTTGCCAGCGTATCCCGCTGCCATTGAAGCTCCTTTGCCAATCTTCTTCTTACCTTTGTAGAGTGTTCTTAGGAATCTCATCCCTACAGAACCTGCTGCGAATGGTAATGCCATAGTTTCCTCCTTCTTTCGTTGTTGTGTTGTTGCTGTACAAAACCCCCCTATTTGATCAATCGAGATCAATCTCGATGTGATCAGGGTGAATTTCAAACCCGTCATTAAAATGACAGTCGAATTGCTAGCGACAACTTTGTCGCAATTCGTCTTTGTTTTTATTTAAAATAGTTGTCGATATTTCTAGCGAAATCGACAACAATTTTGTTGTTGTTTGTTTATCTTCGGTAGTCGGTATACATTGGGCTAAATCCATTGATATATTGATTACCGAATCACTCGTTAACCCTTGATAACATTGATGATATTGATTGATGATTATCAAATAGTCACACAGAAAGAGCTATATTCTATGTTTTATATAATAGCAATATTGATACTGATACACGTATATCTATATCTTAAAGATGTAGAATGAAGCTCGGAAAGGATAAGATGTTAACTACAATAGTAATGACTCTATTAGCTATCTATCTCTCTATACAATTAGCAGTGATGGTAGCAAGTGGTGTGTTTAGTTATAAGTTCTTTAAGAGTTTAAAGGACGAAAATAAAGAAATAGTTTAAATATCACTGGCTCTAGCGATAGTGATATTTATTATCAGAAAGGAGATAATATGTCTGTACAACCTATGAATGGTAAGACTCCCAATGAAAAAGTTGCTTGGTTAAACAAGAACTGGGATAATAAGAAACATCAGCCATATGCTACACATCAATCATTTGTTCAAGTTAGAAAAGAACTAGCTGAATTAAAAGATATGATTAAAGCATTAGTTGATAAGAAATAAATATAATATGGGTTATGCCCTTGCTTAGTGCAGGGCATAGCCCTGAAAAAAATATATATCTCTCACGTTGACTGAAGAATCGTTTGGTTAACGCGATAAGGTAGCGAGAGTCTGGTGTTTGGGATAAATCCTGAGAGCCAGATGAGTAGTGTACTACTTGTAATTCTAGATGTAAAATCTAGAGTTAACCTAATGTGCTTATGCACCTGGTAGTTGCTTGGCAGTTATTACATTTGCAAGTGTAATACATCCTGTGGAAACACAGGCTAGAAAAAATCCAAGCACGTGTGAGATATATATAATATATCGTATAGTCTACTATATGCCTAGTCTAACGTGGTAGTTAGTACTTGGGTACGTGTCACTCCGCAAGGGCACTACGCAACTATGGTAGACTATAAAAAATATTAAACTGAAAGGATAGAGAGTATGACTACTAAATATGAAACACTTATAGTTGACGCAAGATTAACTACTGAAGAAGAATTTTCTGATATATTAAGTTATATGTCGCAAAGAAACGCAGTTGTAAATCAAATACCAACTTATTTATATGATAAAATATTAGATATAGCACATAAATTAGAAAATAGAGATAAACTAATAAAGCATAGAGAAAAAATAAATATTATGCTCGCAGAAAAGCATATTAAAAAGGCATCAATGGCTCTAGATAAATATAGTGCCATGCTTGCTAATAGCGGAAAGGAATAGAAAGTATGGATAATCAATATACAGATGAAGAGATAATAATAATGTATTTAGAAGCTGAACTCAAAAAATTAAAAGAAGATGTTGATGATGGTAGATGTGCTGATTGTGGTCATAGTCCTTATACTGATGACGATGTAATCAACATATCGTTTTTAGAAAATAAAATAGAGCAACTAAAAAAGGAAAGTAAATAATGGAACCTACAATAATACAACTTGCAATAGATTCATTTTGGAATACAATACAGAGTAAGGAACTATATATGATAGTGCTCTTAGTATTGATACTATTTGCAATTAAACCTTGGATGGAAAGATGAAAGCAGAAGATAAATATATTAATTACTTAAACGAAATAATGCAAGACCATTGGGAAAATAATAAATCAATCTATAGAGAAGATGGAGAAGAGACTCCCGAATGGAAAAAAGTAGATAGAATGAATAATAAAATAATGTGGATTGTTAGAGAGTACTTCGAGAAAAAAAGAGAAGAAAGAATTAAAAAAATACAAGAATCTGCATATGGTATAGCAGCTTTACTAACAAGGAAATATTATGTTCAAAGTAATACTAAAAAGAAAGTTCAAAGAAAGAAAAATAGATCTAAGCATAGTAAGTAGGGTGATGTATCATCAACCATTTACAGGATCTATTCAGAGTGAACATATTGCCT